CGCAAGAAACTAGTAGAAAACCAGGTTGTTTTGTAATAAATGTATTACAGCGATTACAACAACCTGAAAATGTTAATAGTACGATTACTATGAATATATATATGGCTGGTGGGTCAGGATTTGAATGTTCGAATCTAACACAGCCCGCTTTAGTTGAGCCTGATGATGCAGCAGTACCACCAGCAAATCCTAGATTGTTGTTAACACCTTTACAATTTGGTCAAAGGTATTTTAGTAGACCCATTGATACGGATATAGGATGGGGAGAATTAGCACCATATATGTTATGGATAGGGTCAAATTGGATGACCTGGAGTTCTGTGTATCCAAATAATTCTTTTATTGTTAGGAGTGTGCCTATAGCGTTGATTAATAATGGAGGCACTTTTTATCCCAGGGAATATTGGTTAGTTTTGAAGCAGGGTGAAAACTTAGTTATGTATGATATTGCCCAAGATGTGGTATCAAGATCTTTAATAGAAAGAACTTTAAATGAATTACCTTATACGGATAGCAATGGGGACCGAGCAGCTTTAGCTGCTCTGGGAGCAGATCGCTTCCAAGGTTATAATGGGGACGTAGCTAATTCTGCGCCAGATATTATGCAATTTATTATTATTTGGTCTCAGGGTGACACTCCTGAACCAATAGTTGTGGATGCACGACATGAAATGAGCGAGCGAGATCAAGTGCCTAATTTGGTTACTAGTGTTCAACACTATGCAACTAATGGTTGGGGAATGAGCAGTTTTGGAGAAGATTTTGGAAATGTTAAAGATTTATTGCGACGACCTATTCATTGTGAGGATTTTGTTTATACGGATAATGCTAATAATAAATATCCTAATGCTTTATTTAAATTAAAAGTAACACCAGTGCCCCCAAGACCGGATTTAACAGATCAATTTGATTTGATTAATAGAAGTTCTCATACAAAAATTCTTTTATCTGGATATAGATATTATAGGGGTAGTATGCGATATCGTATAGTTATGCCTTATTTGCCAGGCGCTTATGCATGGGTTCAATATGATGCATCTGATAAAATTGATGTAACTTCTCAAATTTATCCAATACCGGGTAGACGAACACCTATAATGACACATTCTAATCCTTTGGATATATTAACTCTACAAGTAAATCAAGTTTTAAATGTAGAAATACCATGGTATAATCCTAATCAATTAAATCTTTTACAAACAACATCTGCTTTAACGTTGGATGAGGATCAACGAATTGCTGCTGATATGGG